AGCTATGCATTTTGCATGGCCTATTGCAATCATGTTGCATAGCTTGTATAATTCACAAAACTATGAGGCGCATGATGGTTTACGAAAACTCCAAAAAGACAAAGAAAACTGACAATGACGAGCGTTTAAGTAAGCTGCATAGCGAGGCTATAGAGCGTTTTGCTAACTGCCAAGACTACTACAGTGAGCTGTATCGCAACTGTGAAGAGGATATTGAGTTTACTCATGGAATTAACCAGTGGGATGATGCGGACATACAATCGCGCAGAAAACAGCGCCGCCCTTATCTGACCATCAACAAAATGAAGCCTTTCACAGATCAAGTGATTAACACAATTAAGCAAGCTCGGCCTGCTATTCGTGTAACACCTGTTGATGACGGTGGCGATGCTGATACGGCACAGGTCTTTCAAGGTATCATTCGCAACATTGAGCGCACATCTAAAGCTAATAACGCCTATGATGCGGCAGCCATGAATGCCGTTGCGGGTGGCCTTGGTTGGATACGTATTAGTACCGACTATGATAGCCCGATGTCATTTGACCAAAAAATATGCATTGATCGTGTAATCAACTTTCAAGATATATATGTTGACCCTAATACACAAACACTTGATGGCAGTGATATTGAATATGCATATGTGTTTGAAGAAGTTTCTAGAGAGAAGTTTAAGTCTGATTATCCTGATGCGGTAACTGATAGCCTAACAGCTCAAAAGAATGCGACATGGTTCGACGACGAGACAGTGCAGGTTGCTGAATATTTCTATAAAGAATATGAAGAGCGTGAAATATATCTTGTTGAGGTTGACGGCAAAGATAGTGTTGTTACTAAGGCAGAATATGATTTAATCGTTGAGGCGTTAGGCACAGAGCCAGAGATTATTGACGAACGTACCTCTTTATTCCCTATTATTAAATGGTGCAAGATTACAGGCGCTGAGATATTAGAAGAGAACGAATGGGTAGGCAAATATATACCGCTTGTTCCTGTATATGGCTCTGAAGTGTACATTGATGGGCGCAGAGAGTTCCACAGCCTTATTCGCCAAGCTAAAGATAGCCAACGTATGTCTAACTATTGGAAGACAGCTAACACAGAGTTTATTGCACTACAGCAAAAAGCGCCTTATGTTGGTGCGCTTGGTTCATTCGAGACACGCAAAGAGCAATGGCGCAATGCTAACAATCTTAATATTCCGTTCCTTGAATACGATATTATCTATGACGATAACGGCAACCCTGTAACGCCACCACAGAAACAGCCACCTATTACCGGCAGCCCTACAATGTCACAAGAGGCTGCTATTGCTAATCAGGACATTAAAGAAGCTTTAGGCATGTATAATGAAAACATGGGTGACGCAAGTAACGCTATATCTGGTGTAGCAGTACGCAACAGACAGATATACGGTGATAACAGCACGTTTCATTTTATTGATAATCTTAGCGCGTCTATTTCGCAGGTGGGCTGCATACTTGTTGACCTTATTCCGCGCTTATACAGCCGCAAGAAAGTTATTCGCATTATTGGTGAAGACGGGCAATCTAATAACGTGCCAGTTAATCAGCCTTACATTAAGACCGAGAACGGCAAAGAACCTGCTGCTGGTCGTGAGTTTGACGGTATCTATGACTTGAAAGCGGGCACATATGACGTCGTATGTGATGTTGGTGCATCTTATTCATCGCGCCGCCAAGAGTTTGCAGATAAGATGATTGAGCTTGCTAAAGCAGAACCACGATTAATGGAAGTTGGTGGAGATTTATTGGTTGAAAGCATGGATATGCCACAAGCACAGAAGCTAGCTGATAGAATACGAACGCAAATGCCGCCTGAGGTATTACAGGATGACCCACAAGCTGCGAGAATGCAAGCAGTAGCAGGGCAGATGAAACAACTGGAAGACCAGTTATTAAACATGGAAGCTGCATTGCAGGACAAGAGCGCAAAAGAAGATATTGAAGCACAATCTAAACTTGCCGAGATAGATATTAAACGCCAAGAATTAGCAATTGATGCACAGAAGACCAAAGCTGATATTGATAAAATTTACTCTGAGATTAACAAAACAAATACAGAAGCGGCCTCGCAATCAATATCTAATGTTGATGCGATTGTTGGTGATGTAACTGACTTGCAACAGTCAGTAGAAATGCTCATCGATTTCATGGAAAGTGAAGTTGAAGAACAGCAGGTGATTAGCGAGCCTGAACCAATCGCTGAGACAATGCTATCTGAGGAGACTAGCGAAAATGAGTGAAGTACAAGGCGATGATATTGCCGCAACAAATGATGTGCCAGTAGTAGAAAATGAAACCGAACAGGCAGCTGCGAATGATGCAAAAGCCGTGGTCGAAAATGAAGCGGAAGCACAAGAGCCAGTTGAAGTTGATTATGCATCTGAATATGAAAAGGCAAAGACTGCCAATGAAGCTATGCAGAAGAAGATTGACCGTCAACGGGCTGCATCGTCGCAACACAACGCGAAGATACAAGAACTTAATGCAAAACTAGCAGAGCTGAACAAGGTGGAAGCACCTACAGAGCCAAGCATAGATGATTTTGAAACACATGATGACTACGTGAATGCCTTAGCAGATTTTCGCGCAGATCAAGTTGTGCAAGAAAGGCAATCTAAGATGTTGGCAGAACAGCAGCAACGCGAAGTTGAGGCAAGAGCAACAGAGCAAAAGAAAGTATTTGACCAACAGGAAACGGTTTATCGTGATGCAAATCCTGATTATGACCGTTCAAAGACAGAGCTTGCAGATCACTTGCAGAACAATCCATCGAGCATGCAAATGCAAAATGTGATTTATGACGCAGCGGAGTTGTCAGGCAACGTACCTGCTTTGATTGATTACTTTGGTAAAGATAACGGCGCAAACCTGCCTGAGTGGGATCGTGTCGCATCATTACCGCCTTTAGAAGCTGCTTATGAGGTCTTTAAAATTGCTAATGGTTTAAGCGATGCACCAAAACCGAACACAAATAAAAAACCATTACCAAAACCCCTTAAGAAAACTGGTGGCACATCCAAGAGCAAAGCTACGCTAAATGATATGTCTGAGACAGATTTCAAAAAGTGGTTGGCGTAATTAGCTATATAGGAGTTAATCATGGCTAATAATTTCAATAACATTAAAGACGCACCCGGCATTATTGCACGCGCTGCTGCACAAACACTTAAAGATAATCTGGTTTTTGCCGGTACTATCGATAAGGCAGACGCTAGTGATTTTGACGGTAAGAACGGTTACAAAGCTGGAGATACAATTCAGACTTCTGTACCTGCTCGCTACGTACCACAAGAGAGCTTTGACATTACATCGTCTATTCAAGATAGTGTAGAAGAAAAGCGTTCACTACCGCTTGATATCATCTCTACAGTTGGTATGGAGATTGACAGTTTTGAATTTGCTACAGAAGTTGACCTTAAGAATACGATTTCTCGTTTTGTTAAGCCAGCCGCTGAAAGCATTGCTCAAAATGTTGAGGCACGTTTTCTTGAGAAAGCAACTAAAGCTACATACAACAGCGTTGGTACAGCCGGTTCTAATCAGTTCACAGTGGCTGACGTTCTAGCTGGTCGCACTAAGCTAAACCAAAACCTTTGCCCACGCGGCGACCGTTCGTTCTTGCTTAATTCAGCAAGTGGCGCAGAAGCTGTTGACGCACGTAAAGGCCTTTTCCAATCTGCTGAGCAAATTAAAGAGCAGTATGAAATGGGTAAGATGGGCATAGCGGATGGTTTCTCATACTACGAAAACGAGCTTATCGCTACACACACAAACGGTAACGATGTTACTGGCGTTAATCTTGACGGTGCAACTTCTGAAGGAGCAAGCATTATCAACGTTCAAGGCCTAACAGCAAGTACTGGTACAGTAACTAAAGGCTCTGTCTTTACTATTGATGGTGTGTTTATGGTTCACCCGAGTACTAAAGTTGCGACATCTGTACTACAGCAGTTTACTGTTACAGCAGACGTTACAGCAGACGGTTCTGGTGATGCGGCTCTAGCTATCAGCCCTAGCATTTACGCTGGTTCTAATGGTCTACAGAACGTCACAGCTCTACCATCTGATACAGATGCACTAACATTTGTTGGTTCAGCAAGCACTGCATACGCGCAGCCGCTTCAATACCACAAATCAGCATTTAAGTGTGTCTCAGTACCGCTTGTTATGCCTGTTAATGCAGAAGTAGCGGCACAAGAAACTGTTGGTGACATCACTGTCTCGGTTATTCGTGACTTTGATATCCTCGCGCGCCGCATGGTTACACGCCTTGACTTCCTTGGCGGTATATCAGCGGTACGCCCAGAGTGGGCTTGTCGAGTAACAGCATAGTTTAATTATAGAGTACATCCCCTGTATGGGGGGTGTATTCCCTTAATTAAATAGCGAGGCATAAAATGTATAAATTCACTAAAGGCAATGACGTTAAATTCCAAAAGACACTTGTGGTTAAGAAAGATTTAGAAGAACTTGGATGGAAGCTTGACGAGCCTAAGAAGGTAGAGCTAAAAGCTGAAAAGCCAAAGGCGGAGCCTAAGAAGAAAACCGCACGCAAGAAGAAGGATAACTGAGCATGGCACAGACTACGGCAAGAGACATTATCAAGGCAGCATTACGCAAGATACACGTTTTAGGCCGTGGTGCGCCCCTTAATGCCAATGATGCAAATGAGGCGCTTGATGAGCTGAATAACATGATGGCTAGTTTTTCTGTTGAGGGCGCAGTGACGTTTCAGGAGATTAAAGAGACATTTTCTCTACAAAACAATAAAGAGCAGTATACAGTAGGCAGCGGACAAGACTTTGACACGGAAGCATTTACGCAAATTACCGCTTGTTACGTTACTCAAGGTAGCACTGATTACAGCGTTAGTTCTTTTGATGAAAAAGATTATGCGCGTATTGCACAAAAAACCGTTGGTGGCTCGGTTCCTAATATTTATTATTATGACGATAACTTTCCTATTGCAAACGTGTTCTTATACCCTGTGCCTAGTGCAAGCACTACAATTACTTTCTACTCGCGCAAGCCTTTAGCAAGTTTTGCTAATTTAGATGGTTCTATAGACTTCCCTCCACAGTACAGGGATATGCTTATATATAATCTAGCTATACGCCTAGCATCTGAGTATGAAAAAACGCCATTACCGCAAGTATCAGAGCTTGCAGCGTCTACAAAGAATGCTGTTATTGGGCAGAACAGGCGCAATGAATACAGTATTAGTGAAATATCTGGTTTGCCCGCTAAAGGCACAGCTGGTTATAGCGAAGAAAACATATTTGGCGGGTATAACACATAATGGAAATAGATATTGTAGGCCAATCATACCAAATGGATGCAGTGAGCTTTGACCATCAGCGCACTGTAAACATGTATCCGTTAGTCAGTGAGACAGGCACAAGCAAGAGTGCAACGGCCTTGCGTTCTACCAGTGGAATTAGCGAGTTAACTACTATTGGTGGTGGGGCTATTCGTGGTGGTATTGAGACAAGAGGCCGCGCATTTTTTGTATCTGGCAATGAGTTCTATGAAGTATTTTCTGATGGTACTAGCACAAACCACGGCACGCTTAACACCACAACAGGTGAATGTTTTCTTGAGGTCAATCCGACGCAAATAATGATCACAGATGGTTTGGCTGGGTATATATTTACATTAAATTCTGATGTTTTTGCTGAGATTACAGATGTAGACTTTCCAGTACCAAGCCACCTAACATTCCAAGACGGTTATTTTATAGTAACAGAAAAGAACACAAGTAAGTTTTGGATTAGTAACATTAATAACGGGCTGCAATGGGATGCTTTAGATTTTACAACAGTTGAGAGTTCACCAGATGACTTGGTGGGGCTTATATCTGATAGCTCTAATTTATGGTTGTTTGGTACTAAGTCCACAGAGGTATACAGAAACACAGGCGCTAGTCCATTCCCGTTTGCAGTGATTGATGGTGCAAGCTTTGAGGTGGGTTGTGCTGCCCAAGGTACGATTAAAGAGCTAGACAACAGAGTTTTTTGGCTCGGTAATGACGAGAATGGTGATAGCATTGTATGGTCAAGTAACGGCTATAATGCATCAAGAGTATCGACGCAAGCTATCGAGAAGAAAATAGCAGAGAGTGAGAATTTTAACGAAAGTTCTGCATGGGTGTACCATGAGCGCGGACATGCTTTTTATTGCTTGCGTATAAAAGGGCTTAACACAACATTATGCTTAGACGTGTCAACAGGTGCATGGCATGAACGTGTGTATCGTAATCCTGTTACAGCAGATGAAGAACAACACAGAGCAGGATCTCATATATTTTTTGATAAGAAGCATATTGTAGGAGATAGAGAAACAAACCAGCTTTATATAATGTCGCTTGATACGTATTCTGATAATGGCAATCCAATGATTAGAAAGCGTATTACTCGACACTTAAATCAAGAGCGTGAGCTTGTATCACATGCACAGCTTGAGCTTGACATGGAAGTTGGTGTTGGCTTGGTAGCAGGTCAAGGACAAGACCCTGTTGTTATGATGCGATATAGTGATGATGGCGGTCATACATGGAGCGACAGGATTGAGACTTCACTTGGCAAACTTGGTGAATACCGCACAAGAGTTAAATGGACTAAACTAGGTGTTAGCCGTGACAGAGTTTATGATATTGAGGTATCAGACCCTGTATTTGTCCAGATAAATGCAGCATATTTGAACGGTAAATAATGACACAGACACCAGCGCCAATACAGCAGCCACCAGTTGATGAGAACACAAACAAGTTTCATCAAGT